GTAGCATCAGCGTCACCCGTGCCTGTACCCGTAGCATCAGCGTCACCCGTGCCTGTACCCGTAGCATCAGCGTCACCCGTGCCTGTACCCGTAGCATCTGCAACGCTTGTGCCTGCTTCACCTGCTCCGGGCTGAGTTGTAGTTCCTGTTCCTGTTCCTGTTCCTGTGGCTGTCCCTGCACCGCCTGTAGCAACAGAAGGGTCTTCTGTTCCTGTGTCAGCTAACTCAGGGACACTTGAAGTTGGTTCTTGCTTGAAATAATCCACTAGACTTGCAACCCAAGAAATAGCAGCAAGGGGATCTGCACTAGAGACATCAGAAACATCTGGAGCAGGCGGGCCTTCGGGGAGTGTTTGATACTCTGCGGGGCCACCCGAAAGCCATTTATCTAGTTCCGTTTGCAACCCTTCTTTAACTTTAGGGTCTGTTTCTGCAGCAATAGCCTCTCTTAATTGAGCAGCTATAATATCTGTAGCTCCTGTTTCTTCGCCCTCTTCTCCTGCACCTTCACTACCGCCTCCACCAGCACCAGCACCAGCACCAGCACCAGCGCCCTCACCAGCACCGCCTCCACCGCTTCCACCAGCATCGGTTTCAGTCGTTTCTTCTATGACTTCTTCTTTTTCTGGATACTTGGGTGGCTCTTCTATTTCTAACGGTGGGTCTTCGGGCTTTTCAACTGGCTCGACCTCAGTAGTGACTTCTATAGGATCATCTGACTCTTCGTATTTAACCTCTGTAGCAGGCGCATCGGTTCCGTCTGAAGTAGTTACTACAGGTTTAGCTTCTTCTACAGGTTTAGCTTCTTCTACAGGTTTAGCAGCAGCCTCTTCAGCTGCCTCTATTAGCTCCTCTTTCTTCTCTCCTGTAGCCTCATCTATAGCTTCTTGTACTTCTTCTTGGCCCGCAGTTGTGTCTGCATAATCAGTGGTTTCTGGGTCATCATAACTAACCTCACCAGCACCATCTATGACATCAGAATACCCATCTTGTGCCTCTGATATACCTGCTTCTTTTGCCGCTGCCCGTGCTTCTGCCGCTGCTTTTGCTTCAGCCCTTGCCTCTATTATTTTGTTTCTAACCTCTGCCTCTGCTTCTCTCCTTGCTTGGGCTACAGCTTTTTTATACTCGTCTTCTGCATCTCGTTGAGCGCCTATTGCTGCTTTTTTTGCGTTTTCAAAATCCGCCTGTGCCACACTAGCTGCGGTTCGTGCTTGGTTTATTTCGTTTTGTGCGTCTAACTCAGCTTTATCTGCTCTTTTCTTTGCACTTCTATAAGCAAAACTAAACGGGCCATAACGACTACGTACATAATTAGCGTAAGCCTTTGCGCTATCTACTTTAGCGTTTTCTTCTTGTACTACGGTAGTTACATTATTTGTAGCGTCTTCTAATCCTGTTTCTGCTTCATCTACCGCAGTATTTGCAGCTATAACGTCTTCATTTTCATCTGGCGTAGCAACCGCATCAGCAGCAGCGTTTACAATCGCAGTAGCGTCTATCGTATCCGCTGGGTCTTCCTCTTCAGTCGTATCTGCACCAGTAGTGGCACCAGTAGTAAGGTTGTATATAACATTAGGATTAATTTCACCCTCTGGCCCTGCACCGGGGCCACTGTATACCCCTCCACCGGGTAGCCCACTAGCGCCTGTAGCCGATGCTAATGCTGCGTCTATAGCTGCTTTTGACTCCTTGTCTAAGTATTCTTCTGCGTAACTTGTGCCTTTTATAGCAGCTGCTAAAGTGCCTGCCGAATCAAAAGTTATACGACTAGCAATATCTGCTGGAACCCCCGCAGTGCTTAACAAAGTCTGAAAAGTGTTATTTATTGCACCTGCCATACCTTTAAATGTGGCGGGGGCGTTTTTTACTGCTGCTATTATTTTAGAGCTTGTTGTAGATAGGAACTGCCCCATTCCAGTTGAGCCAATATACTGAGCTGCCATTGGCCCCAGTATGGCAACACCTACAAAAGCTGCGAAAAAAGGAGCTACTTCTTTAAACCCTTCAAAAAAACTTTTTGATTGCGATATTTTAGGTCTGTGATAAGAGCCATACTGCCCTACACCGCCTAGTTGCGTGTAATACCCTTGGTCAGTGTTCATGTGCAGCACATTTTGCAGCCTGCCACCGTCCCGCTGTTCTTGGTAGTAAACAGGGGTTAAACCTAAATTTAACTCTAATTTTGTTCCGTCAGGTGTAGTAATAGAAGTAGGTATTTTGTTGTCTTCTATGTACGTTTTTATCTTTTTATTATGATCTTGCAGTGCTCTTGCGTAAGCATCAAAACTTGTATATATGGGGCCGGGAGTTTTCCTAAGCTCTTCTGATCTTAGCCTATCTGCCCCACTTGTTGTGCCAGTGTCGCTTCCAATACCTACACCTACTTTTATAGGGTCATACTTGGGCTGCATTGCGGCAAAAGTTTTTAACTGTGTAAGCTGGTCATTAGATAGAGAGGTATTGTTGTTACCATCAGTAACAATGTTTTGTTTTTGCCAATCTTCTAAACTAATATCACCATAGCTAACAAGATTACCCACCCCTGCAGGGGTCAGTCCATAATCGGATGCTCCCGATTCCTCAAACGAAGCCTCTGTGTACTCATCAGATATATTAGCTGTAATATTATCGAGGAGAGTCTTGCCTTCATCGCTATCGAAATATGCTTCTAGCTGTTCTTGTATTTGTTCTGCAGTGAGGGCCATCACGTAACCTCTAAGATACTGGCAACAACGTGCAGCCTATCAGCGGTAGCTGCTGTGACTTTTAATACCTCAGATTCTTGCACCACCAGCGGTGCCGTAAGCAGTTCTACTGTGGTGTTGGCACCTACCGCTTTAACCTTGAACAAGCTAAACACTGCTGAATCTGAATCGGTAATAGTTACAGTGATAGTATCAGCGTTACCTGAGTCTTCCGATACAATTATAGATTTAACAATAGCGGTAGTAGCTGTCGCGCAGGTATAAAGAGTAGTCGCCGCTGTACTCGTTAAATCTTTTTTAGCATTAACGTAAGTATTAGCCATTTCTACAACTAACTAAGAAACCAAGCGGTGGCTTGTGCAGTGTGTGACACAGATGCATCGCGTATACCTTTATCAAGCTGATTAAAATAAAGACGTAATGCGTTGTTTATTTGGTTAAATGCACTTTCATCATACTCTCTTGGCGGATCTGGTAAGACAGGTGCCCTAAAATCTATGTCATAACTTGTTTTATCTATCGCCATTACCTTCTCCCATCAGGGCGCATTTCTAAACGTGGTGACCCTAACTGCCATTTGACCCCGGCTTCACTAGATTCTATCTTTAATGCTAGCTGCCTGCCTCGTACCCGCAGGTCTAACCTAGAAGTGAACGCTTCGATAGGTGCAGTTGCTGTTCTAGTTATAGAGCCTGTATTTGTACCCCCTTCAGAAGCAGGAGAGTTACGCCCAGACCCAGAGTTTTGTGCTGCAAACAAAGACAACGTAGCACTAGGGCTATCTACGGTAGACCCATCAAACGTCACATCTGGATAGACCTTCTGTATAAACGCAAATTTATGTCCATCATCTAGGTCAAACTGTGCTGAAGTAATAAACGAACTAATACCTGCATTAGTGCCTGTTTCGTTATCATCTATGCCATCTTCGTGGTTGACCACGTTATTATTGTAAGTAGCGGCTAACGGAAAATCCCGTATGCCAGAATCTATCCACGCAGATCGGCTAAGATTACCGTAGTACCAAATGTTTTGTGCGTAGTTATATATAACGTACCTACTAGCAGTTGTAGAACCTGATGGGCAGTAGAACCACCATATCTCACTAAACGCTTCGTTAGTGCCTGCAAACACTTGGTCATATTGTTCTGTATTAAAATCATTAAATATGTAGCGTTTAACCGTGCAAGGTAGTGACTGTACACGACCATCGTACCGATAAAATCCGCCCACACCCATCCAATAAGCTACACCGTTTGCGTATGCCACAGCTCTTGTAGACGCGATAGATAAGTTTTCGCCCACTGTTTGTGATGACCACACCGCTGGAGCACCTACATACTGCAATGCGTACAGCGCAGAATCAGTCCAAACTAGTATTTCCTGTCGGCCTTGTACGGCGGTTATTATCTCAGATCCTTTGGACAACCTAAGATCACCTGCTTGATTTGTAGATGAAGGTGTCCAATTGACCGCGTTCTCTTGGTCAGACCAACGTAACAGCATGGGGTCTATATCTGTGCTGCCAAGCACATTTGTACCAAAACAAAACACAAACCGATTATCTGATACGAGCACAGTATTTACTTTTACAGGAACATTTGACGCATTAGTTTCGCTAGACAGTAAGACACCACGAGTGGTTAGTGCATCAGTTGCATCCCAAAAAAATAAATTACCCCCACGAGCAGCAAATATAAGATCTTCACCAAAATTAGATTGGGTCCACAAGCGAAGGGCATCAGTGGATGTTACACCTACACTCCATGTGCCAAGACCCCAACCAGCAGCACCCCAGCCTACAAGTGTTTCTGCTACTGCAGGGCCAGTATTTACTTGGTACGTAGCGGTTACAGAGCCGCCACCCGAAGCTGAAGAACTTGCGGCTTCACTAGCTGTTATGGTGTATGTGTTACCTGTTAAATACGTTATTTGAAACTCGCCGTTTAAAGTCAGCCCACCTACAGCAGAAGCGCCACTAAACGTAACAAAGTCATCGTTTATATACCCACCAGCAGCGTCCGTGACTGTAACTGTGGTCGATCCACTTACGGTAGTAAAAGGGTCTGTAAGCGATACAGCAGCGCGTATAGGGGTGATGTCGTAATACGTTCCACCCTGTTCTATGTAAAACTTTAGATTAGTGCCTACACCAAGCAGCTTTTGACTGCCTAGTGTCACCCAAGAAAACAAAGACCTAGCAATACCCAAAAACGAGTTGGTAGATATACGATTCCACCCACCTATCTTTTCTGGCATACCGGAACGAAATCTTATTTTGTCGCATTCGTACCAGCCGCCCTCACTTGTATAGCGAGTGTTTTCTCTATCTACTCCGGGCTTAAATACCATCTTTTGTAGTGGCATTACTGGTACTCTCCTGTTCGGATCATTTCAGTCACCTCTACGGCACGATTACCCACCTGTTGACTCCAGCGGCTGTCCATAAACTCGTCGGCTGCTATATCAAATTGCTCACGAGACATGGCTTCAATTGCTTTGATAAACCCACGCAGTCTTGTCTGACCCAGATTGAAACTTATGTCGATCATCGCATCCTGACGCGCTTCGTTAAGGGCAGGGAACCAGAAATAAGTGTCAGTTAATTCTTGTCGGACACGCTCTATGTCATTGTTCAAAAGGTAATCTATTTCGTCATCAGATAACCCAAGACCGGAATCAGCTATATTGCGGCCAACACCAATAGTTTCATAGCCAGCAGAGCACATATAAACTTTAGAGCGAACACCTTCATGGCGTTTTAGCATTTCGATTAATTGGGTCATTACTTCTCCCTACTCACGCCTCTAGTTTTTTCGTAGGATCTCATAGCGCCGAGACCCAACATTCCGGTCATAGTGGTCATCAACAGCGAGGGGTCTATCTCTGGAACTTCTACCCAGATACCTGCAATTGGTGCAATCAATACATGATACAGAAGACCCAGACTACAGCACCAACCAATCGAGGGACGCCACCCAGCTACAAATAAAGATTTATGAGCAGCTTCTACCTTGTTTACTTCTAGTTGCCCTTTGGCTAATTCATTCGCATGGCGCTCTGCTAAGGTACTCAACTCAAAGGCGATACGATTTTTCTCGTCCTTGTCTTCAATAACTTTGTCGAGCAAAGATGTAGCTGGGCCTATTAGTGAACTAAGTATGCTCATCGTTTTGCCATGTACGCTGTAGCACCAAAGTATAAACCCACAATGCTTGCCTGACTAAGAAATAACATATCGCTCAAGGAAGCCAAAGTGGACAAGCGAGACTCAGGTATGAAGGGCAAAAGTGGTAATATAGAGTAAACCACCATACTGCCAAGACTAACCCAAGCCATTCTTCGTTGACTGTCTGCTTTCTCTTCACGCAGTTCGATCTCAACAAGCTCTTGATTTCTTGCAAGTTCTTCATCGCTAACCGTCCCATCCCCATCAAGGTCATACTGAGCATAGCGCGATTTCGGTTCTAGCTTCTTAGGACTCATTGTCTTTACCTGCAATATACCCCGCACAAAGGCTGACAATGCCAATGATGGCGTGTTCCAACAACCTAATTACAGACTCGTCGGGTGGGCGGCTTTCAGTAATCGCTATGTAAAAATCGCCAATAACTATGGTCGCAAGCAGGAAGATCAGTCCTACAACCAAGATCATTACCATTTTAGCTTTCATTCTGTGTCTCTTTTCTTCGGATCACGAAACAATATCTTAGTGCCTGCGTCTGCGGTTGGTATCTCTCGTACTGCACAATAAGTGGTGAAAAATCGGTTGTTGCTCAGAAGCTGATTGATTCTGCCAACTGATTGCGCATTAAGCGCGTTACTGTACTCAAGGCAAGACGTAAGTTCTTGAAAGAAAAACTCTTGGCCGGTGGGTTGACCACGCTCAAGGATAATCAAAACAAAGATCATCATGGTCATACTTCAAGATCCAAAAAATCTTGTCGTGAAACTCTCAATGTAGAGGTGTGTATTTCTCCGCTGCGGTATTCGTAAACGAACTCACTGTAACGAGTAATAGCAGAGATTTCTTTGGTGGTGTTGCGAGATATTTGGTCGATGCGATAGCTGTCACGCAACTGGTCGATGCCGTGATATAAGGCATTTACGCTGTTCGGAAACGGTGGTATTTCCATCACAGCCTGCGCTTCTTTTTGACTGCTTGAGTTCTTACGGCTTGAGGTTTAACAAGATCCCAAGACATTAACTCTACATCAAGCTGGTGTGCGGTTCCGAGAACGCGAGACATCGTGTTCTGTACGTAGATCATTCCGCCGTATTCACACTGACGGTGGTTATACCGCATCCACTCCATAGCGATGCAGTGCCGATACTGTGGCGGATTGACCAGTTCTAACATTCGCCATTCCCTTAGATCGCAGTATAGATTCGGGTTGGCAGGATCATATTTTAGTTCTGGTTCTTCAGCATTATTTCGATCAGTTGTTGGAGCTTCGCGTCGGACGCTTTCGCTGTCTCGCTCTGTTCCGCCAATGAATCTACGATAGCCTCTATTTTGCTCGCATTTACTGCTGCTAACTTTCCCGTTGCTTGTTGTTCCTCGACCACATCGACAACTGCGGCCTCAATCCTGTCCACTTCCTCTTGTGTAGCCTGAGCTTGTGCCTGACTAGCACCCCAGACCATCGCACCTGACAACGCAGCAGCGCCAATAGGCAATGCCCATGTCGGTATCTTTATTGTTCCGTCACTCATATCAACCTCCTAAAAACTGTGGCACCAAGATGCTCACTACAATTAATCCAATAATCCACCACAGCCTGTTGCCGAAGCGGTCAATCTTTTCATCCAGCCTATCAAAACGCTTAGAGCCATCTTTTAGGCGCTCTTCTATCCGCTCATACCTCAACGCACACTCACGCTCATGTGCATTGATCTCTTGTAACGCTTTATCGCCTTTATCCAATTCCCAAACCTCTACCATCGCTAGATAGCACATCGCTATTCTTTTGCTTTGCCAACGTTAAGTGCCAAGGCTTCAATTACCGGATACACATATTTAGCCATAAACGCATCATCTTTCGGAGTTGGTGTAGCTGCACATATTGCAGAGGCAACGACAGATAGCGTAGTCAAAGTAGTTACAATTTCTAATAAACTCATGCGGCTAACTCCTCTCTAAAACAGTTTAAGTTGGCCGCTACGGTACGGCGTTCACCTTCGCCTCGGAAGGGGTAGACCATGTGCTGCATCCAGCTTGGAAACATGTACAGCCTACCCACCTGTGGGCGCACAACGATGTTCTGCGTGGGTTTGAGGCGCTCTTTATCCCACTGCGAGCTTTGCCCATAGTTAAAACACAAGCACCCGTCAGATTCACCAGACGCATTATACAGGCCGTAGTCCTCGGATCCGGGCCGTGGCCCTTGTTCTATCTGAGGTGGCACCTTTGTCCAAGTCGTGCAGCTTATGCCCATGATCGTTTGAGTGCCATGATCATGGATCGGATTGTAGTCCCCTGCATAACTATGCACTGACCACAGATCGTCTATCTCAACGTTGCGGTTGCCATCAAGCATCTGACCTGAACCCTTCATAAAAGCATTGATATATTCAACGCCCATAGAGCGCACGAAGCCAGAAAAGCCAGCCACAAGAGCGTCATCGCAATCCATTCTAAGCTGTTCTCCCTCATGGATTTGACCAACGAGAGTATC